ATGGATGCCAAGACCGACGAGCTGATCCGGGAGTACGTCGCCGACGGCGGTCACCCGGAGGATTGGTGGAAGGACTTCCACGGGGCGTACTCGATCGCGCCGACCGAGGATGCTGTGATCGTCCGCGACCGCGGCGAGGGCCGTATCCTCGAGCTTGTGCGGTGGGACTGGCAGAAACCGGCGAACCGGCCCAAGGGTGCACCGATCATCAACGCCCGGATGGAGAAGCTCGCGACCGGGTTCTGGGCGCCGGCTTTCTCCGCCGCCCGGTGCATCGTCCCGATGCGCGGCTACTTCGAATGGACGGGGACGAAGACTCCGAAGACACCGCACTTCCTCCACGGTGACGGACTGCTTTCCGCGGCCGGTCTGACCTGGTCTATGGAACTCCCTAACGGCGAGCGGTCGCGGTGCTTCGTCGTCGTCACCCGCGCCGCCCGTGACGCGTCCGGCGAGGTGCACGACCGGATGCCGGCGTTCCTCACGCCGGATACCTGGGAACAGTGGCTCAGCCCGGAGAAACTCACCGGGCAGGCGAAGATCGACACCCTGACGATGCTGGACCACACCTCCGCCGACGTCGCCTCCACGATCCGCGAGCACATCGTCGACACGAAGGTCAACAACTCCCGCACCGTCGAACGCGACGACCCTACCCTGCTCGAGCCGGTCTCCTAGGCGGGAAGCATGCTCGGCGGGATGATCGCCTGAGACGCCCCGGGTCAGGCGTAGTCGAATGCCTGTTCGGTGGACTCGACGTTTACGCCGCCAATGTGGAAGGTGCCTGAGCGACGACCTTTCGCCTTTGCCCGGATGTAGAACATGCCCATCGAGATCTCAGCGTTGACCCCCTCGGACTCCACCGGAGAGTCGTCGGGCACCGATTCGATCACCATGATCTTGAATCGCTTGACCTCGGCGAGTACCACGTTGGCAGAACCGCCAACCGCTTCGATGCGCTTTGCGACGTCGCTCAGGTACTCGTTCGGCGTGCACACCACAACGGGTCGAGATCCGTCGGAGGCAACGTACCGAAGTCGCACTTTACTGTCCGGTCGCATGATGCTTCGCATCACTCGACGGGTAGCTTCGTGGCGGTTCATCGCAACTAGTCCAATCCCGTGATCTTCAAGTACTCGTCGTAGACCTCGTCGTACGCGTCGTGGAACGATTCTTGCACGTCCTGCTGTGAGGATATCTGGCGCACGACCTTAAACGGCGCATTGTGATCACCATCATGCCGATGAACACAGCCATGGTTCAAGGTATCAATGCACACGACTTCCAGAGATCGATCGCCAACCTTTCGCGAGAGGACAACTGCGAACGCCACCAACTGCTGGTTCCACAGCACACGTCGACACGAGAGCACGTAGGCATCGTCAAGACCGAAGGACATCCGATCCTCGTCGCAATCATCAAGTGGAGGCGGTGCCCAGTCGGTGACCTCTGGTTCCCGCTCCGGCATGATGACGATCATATCCGTGAGCGAGGTCGGAGCCGCACATGGCCGCACTCGAGGCGAAGGTGCCCGACGGCGGGCAACTCCTATCCGTGCGGCGGCCGTAAGGGCGAGCCCGAGCGCGATCGTCGGCGCGACGTCGATGCTGATCATGTCGGTGTTGATCATGATGTCCAAGGTGGTTCCTCTCCTGTAGGTGCATGGAGATACCGCCTGGAAGGCGGTGCATGCTCGTTGAGGAGTGGGCCTGAACGCCGTCAACTGCCCGCGAACGCAGAAAGACCCCCGCGCCGTCCGACCGGAATCGGAGAGCGCGGGGCTGGCTGGTGCCGTACACTTTGGCGGTAGCCACGGGGGGTGGCTTGTGACCGGAGGGCTTGCTGTGAGCAATGACTATGGGGTGGACACTGATCAGTTGAGGACGATGGCGTCGAAGACTGTTCAGGTGGCGGAGGATTTCGGGAGCGTGGAGGTGTCGCGCCCGACGACGCTGGGGCATGCGGGGATGACGGACGCGGTGAGCTTCTTCTCGGAGAAGTGGGGTGCGGGGTTGCAGACGCGGGTGGATGAGCTGGGCGAGTTCGCGGACAAGCTGACGACCACGGCGCGCATTTTCGACGAGGGCCAGGATGCGGGCAAGCGCGAGATGGACTCGCTGATCTGGGACGACTGATGGAACTCGGGCAGACGCAGAATGCGGTCGACCTGATTCCCGGCTCACCCTCCAGCGCACGTACCGGTGCCACAGAGTGGCGGGACATCGCGACACGGGCGGGTGACGCCCGGGCCGCGTTCGCGAAGCTCGATGACGACGGTTCCTGGTCGGGCGCGGCGTACGAGAAGTATGTGGAGCGCTTCGAGCAGCAGCTGTCGTACTGGCAGAGCACGAGCGACACGTTCACCGCGGCGGCGAACGCTCTCGACAACTACGCGGGCGCCCTGGAATGGGCGCAGGGCGAGGCCGCTCTCGCGATCGAGCTGTGGAACGCGGCGGAGGCGGAGTCCGCGGCCGCCCTGGCGGAGCACAAGGAGTACGTGAGCTCGCTGCGGCAAGGGACCGGCATCCGTCACGTCGAGGTCGACGTCCCGTTCGTTGACCCGTCAGGTCCTGCGCATCGGGAGGCGCAGGCGGTGCTCGCGAACGCCCGGTACCAGCTGGATGTGCTGGCGACCGGGTACGCGAACATCATCGGTGAAGCGGGGGAGGCGGCGCCGTTGCCGCTCACTCCCGAGCAGGCGCAGCAGGCCCTCACGGATGCTGTCGTCCGGACGGTGATCGAGGTCGCGGTCGTGCAGCCGTTCCTGTCGACCCTGAACTTCCTCGGAGGGATCGCGCAGACCCTCTGGGAGCATCCCGACCTCGTCCTCGAGATGCTTGGCGGGATCATCGGCATCGTCGGAGGCGGGGCGCTGATCGTCGGCGGTGGCGGGCTCGAGGTCGTGACCGTCGGAGCAGGCACCCCCGTCGCCGTCCCCGCGATCGCCGGCGGTGTCGCAGCCGCCGGAGCGGGCGTCACGCTCCTCAGCGACAGCATGCACCGCCTGTTCAACGAAGCCAAGACCACCGACCGGCAACCCGGCGTCGACCGCGGCGACGGACGCGACCATCTCGGACACTGGACCAGCCGCGACCCCGACGCACCCCTCCCCGACCACGCTCTCAAAGAACAACAAGGGCTCGACGACGTCGCCGAAGTCGTCGATCAGGATGTCATTCGGGACAAGATTCGAACCAATTACGAGGGGTCGGGGCGCACAGCTCGCTACTACGACGGGTTGTACCGTAACCCTGACGGCACCTACACCGGCGTGGAAGTGAAGTCTGGGAGCGCCTACGATGACTACGTGCGTCCCGGAAACTCGCAACGACAGTTTGACTCTCAGGTGAGCCCAGACAACCCCGCCGTCGGATACCTCAACGGCGAAGAGATCAAGATCGTCAGTGTGAGGGTGGTGCCGATTCCATGAACACAGCAAAGACCCATGGGGAAGACCACTCCGGCAGGTTGTTTGGTTATTTCGATCCGCCGATAGGCACGACGGCAGCTGAATACCTGCACCGCATTCTCGGAAAGCTGGACGCCGAGAAGCGCACGACGTACTCGATCTGGCGGCTTCCGGAACCCGGCGGTGACCCCCGACGTGTGGGTGAGACGTTCATCCAGGCTGCCGGCAGCGCCGAGAAGATGGCAATCGAGGCGCGGGTGATGACCTCCGATGGAACATCCCACCTGTATGCCGTCGGGCGTCAGGAGCCTCACAACGGGGAGACGACGACGGTTCCGATCAGTGACAAGCGGGAGGTTCGGGTCTTCACGAACGAGATCTTCACGGCCGACGAAGCCGCCGTGATCTTCATGACCTTCTACCTCACCGACGCCGTCGCCCGCCCCTACCAGCTGCGCGAGATCGACCTCAGCGTCCCGCAGTCCGAGGAGCGCTGACCCGTGCAGATCCGCGTTCGACACGGTGACATCGCGAGTCTCGTCGCCGAGATGGCTCTTGTCAGCAGGAGAATCGCCATCGTGCTGGAGAACCTCGACCGCGAGTCGAAGCTGCTGCAGTCCGACTGGACCGGCGAGGCCCGCGACGCCTACCGCGTCGCTCACGCGCAGTGGACCGCAGCCCAGCACGCGATGAACGACGTCCTCCGCGAACTCACCCGCCGCCTCGCCAACACCAACCAGTACAGCATCGATGCGAGCACATCCGCCGTCGCCGTCTGGCAATGAACCATTCACCCCGACAACACAAGTCCGGTCCCGCGCTGACTGTCTGACTCCGGTCAGCGCGGGGCGAGATATGCCGCCGTGGGTTTACGTTCCGGAGGGCAAGCGACCCCGCTCGAGCGCGGTCGCCGTGTTGCGCGTAACCAGGGCGTAACTGGCCTGCGCGACGACTATCGCGAGCAACACGAGTGCGGGCCACGCCGGGACTGTGTCGCCGGTGTACACGTAGTAGAACAGCAGCACGGCCGCGGTGAGCGCGATTGCGAGCACGACGGCAAGGATCTTCTTGACGATCGGCGACCACGTCGGGCGTTGGATGAGCGCCTGCACGTACGGCGCGGCGATCGCGAGCAGCACGAGCACGCCGGCGGGGATGGTGGGCAGAGTGATGTCCATCAGGACTCCTTATCGAAGGTGGGATATTCGGGGATGGTGGCGCTGTCGACGCACGGGGCGGCGATCAGCTGCCGGCGGAGCAGGGAGGCGTGCTCCTCGATGCGGCGGCGCTTTGAGGCCTCACGGTCGGCGCGCTGCCATGCCCGGTCGACCTCGTCGCGGCGCCTCCGACCGCGGCCGGAGAGTGCGTCGAGGGCGCGCTTGGCGAGCTCGAGGATGATCGCGCCGCCGCCGGCAGAGAGAAGCAGGGCTACTGGGGTGGCCCATTCGGTCATCAGTTCCTCCGGGGCTCGTAGCTGTACTCCCGGATGACGAGTGCCCGGATGCTGAATGGTGCGGATGCGAGCAGGATGATCCCGATCTGAGTAAGACGAGACGATCCGGTGTCTGCTCCTTGGATGTGGAGGACGACGACGACGGCGAGGTAGATCGCGAGGCCGAGGATCACGGGACCGATGGCGAGCAGTCGTTCCGCCCACCACCAGCCCGGGAGGACGGCGATCGCGCCTACGACGCCGCCGACGATGAACAGGGCCGCCCAGATGATCGTGATCACCGGGCCGACCTCGCCGGCCACGGTCTGCGGCGGGGTGACGAGCGTCACCCCGCCGACGCCGACAGTCAGCAGGTAGATCGCCAGGTAGGCGACCTTCATGTGCCGAGGTTCGGTGATCCGCTGCCAAGCGGCCTTGATCGCGCGCATCAGATCACTCCGAAGAACAGGAGCAGTTCGCAGATGAGCACGGGGATCAGGAACAGCAAGCACATGATCGGCGCGCGGACCGACCACGACATCCGGCGCTTCTGACCGTGCTGGATGTTGGACCCGCGCATCAGTTCACCCAGGCGTACGCGCGGCCGTTCGCGGCCTCCGCGCGGCCCCAGGCGCCCGTGGTGCCGGGTCCGCGGTCGCCGTCGATCTTCCCGACGTAGCTCCACTTCTCCTTGAGCCACTGCTGGGCGGAGCGCAACGTGTCGCCGCCGTCGTCGCCGTCTTCCGCGATGCGGCGGCCGAGCGCGCGCACGGAGTAGCCCTTCGCGTTCAGGAAGCGCTGGAACGCGGCGATCGTGCCCGTGCCGGGGTCGTTATCGATCTTCCCGCGGTAGCCGAAGTCGGACTTCAGCATCCGCTGAATGCCGACCCACGGCAGCCCGCGCAGGGAGTCGTGACCGTTGGGTGCAGGCGCAGGCGGCGTGACGGCGGGCTCCGCGGTGGAGATGTCGTAGCCCATCACCCAGTTCGTCCAGCACAGGAACCGGCGTCCCCACGCCTTTTCGATCGCGGCGATCGACGTGATGCCGACGCGACCCGAGGAGGGGATGTCGGTCGAGACGACGTTGCCGCCGCCGACGCTGATGCAGATGTGCCCGTAGCCGTTGCCGCCGGCGGTGAAGAACACGATCGCGCCCTTCGGCGGGGTGCGGTCGTACCGGCGGTTCCCGACGGGGACGGTCTCGAGCGCACGCAGCGCGTACGTGTAGAAGCCCTGCCGGTCGGATGGGTGCGAGCCCAGCGCCTCGTATACCGCCTGCAGGCACTTCCCGGTCGCGTAGCGGGTCCAGGACGCCATGCGGTTCGCCGCGTCGACGCCGGACAGGATGCCCTTGCTCACAGTTCCACCTCCGTCTGCACGTCCCCCTCGGGGGTGTTCTCGATGTCCTCGTACACCGGCTGCTCAGCCGGCTTGTTCTCTGATGCCACGGCGGGCACCTCCCTTCATGACGAAGCCCCCGGCGGATGCCAGGGGCTCAGGATTCGGATTCGGGTTCGGGTTGTGGCCAGCACGCCGGGCACATGGTGCCCTCAGGCCGGTCCTCGCCTTTGACGGTGCGATGCTCATACCGCTGCACGCACGTCTTGCTGGGGTCGACTTCGATCTGATCGCTCATATATGCACGTCCCTATGTGGCGAGCGGAGGCCCGGCGTACTTCACGGTGAGGAAGGTTCTCCGATTGATGCCGTCGCCGTAGATGTTGTGCGCCGCAGCGGGGAGGCCGAAGATCTCGATCGACTGGCCCGCCCAGCAATACACCGCATCGGCCGCTACCCCGTGTTGCGTGTCGGCACCCGGGCCGTACATACGGTGCGTGGAGATCTCCGACCCTCCGGTGTACCGAGCGCCCGTGATCACGTAGGCCATCGCTCCGCCGCCGGACCAGTACATCGACGAAGTGATGTCGAAGAGACCGGCGATCGTGGGCGCGATCCCCGCGGTGCCGCTCGTCGTGAACAGCCCGCCGACATGTGCGTATGCCGGAGAGAGGAGAGTCGGCAACGTGATACTGCCGCCGGCCGCAGGCTGGAAGCTGTTGTTCTTGATCCTCGTCATGTACGCGAGCGTCCGCGCCGCCGGATACCACCCAGAGGTTGGATCACCGTACCCCGACCCGGGCGAAGCGAGCCCTCGGACTGTCAGCCCAGGCAGGCTGGCCAGCGTGTAGTAGGCCTCTTCGTAGCCCTTTTCGGTGTTGAACCATGTGGGCTCGATGTTCGCCAGCGCCACCCGCTCGGAGTCGGTCGTCGGTACGCCGAACACGGCGTCGCGTTGGGCTGTCGTCCCGCGGGTGGCGATGTTGGCGGAGACGACGATCACGCGCCGGTTCTGTTCGACGCACAGCACGCGCGCCCCTACCCGGATCGGGGAGATCGCGGATGCTGGCGGGAACGGCAGGGGCACGGTGTCGCCGTCGAGCTGCACCGACAGCGGGGACGCCTGAAGCACGGTCCCCCAGCGCATCGTTGGCATGACGTCGACGCGCGACCAGAGTTTGCTGATCTGCGTGAGGATCGGGTCGAGGACGTTGCTCACGAGACCTCCCGCCACTCGGCCTTCACGTCGGTGTCGAACGTGAACGACACGGCCATGCGCTGCACCGTCGCGAGTCGGCGGACGCCGTCTTCGGGCGTGAACGAGACGAGGTCGTTCGGCTCGAGCTTGATCAGCGCGTGCGTGACCGAGAGCCGGGAGACGGGATCCATCGCGTCGCGCAGCTTCCGGGCGGCGTACTGGTCGATCACCGACTGCGTGGCCGCCTCGACGCCCTCCTCGGTCGCGGTGATCCACCGCTCCCGCGCCTGATAGGAGTACGGCGAGTTCGGGTCTTCGTTCGTCGCGACGCCGACGAGCGGGGCGACGGAATCGCTGCCCTGCCCGACGGCGACGAACTTGTTCGGCACCTTGGTGAGATCCTTCTCGCGGTCCCACTCGGGGAAGTGCAACGACCGCTCGCCGTGCTCGAAGTCGAACGCGACCGGCCGGGATGCCGGGTTCAGGTACGGCTGCACCCGAAACTGCCCGGCGCCGTCGCACCACAGCGACCAGTACCCGATGGCCTGCAGTAGGTCGTTGATGATGGTCAGCTTCGACGTCCCGGCTTCCCAGGTCAGCGGCGAGGTCAGCACGGCTGTCGATGCTGTCGCCGAGATGCGGGTCTCCCCCGTCGACTGGATCAGCGCGACCACGACGGGCACGACGACGGTCCCCGCGGCGAGGGAGTAGCGCGCCTCGACCGTGTCCTCGGAGATGATGTTCATCTTCGACAGGAGCTGCACCTGGTAGGTGATGCCGAACTCGGAGTGGTTCTCCGTCGGCGATGCGAACAGGTACGTGCCGAACGGCCACGAGACGCCGCGATCGGTGTAGATCGCCTGCACCCGGTGTGACATCCAGTCGATGCCCTGATCGCCGTCGATGCTCAGCGCTCCGGAGCCGCCGAGCACCGACTGCGCGACGACGTCCGCGGATCCGCCGGTCACGCCGTCGAGGCTGTGCAGCTCGCGGTCTCGCGAGTCGAGCAGCCTGAACGCCCAGCCTGTCATCGTGCCTCCGTCTCGGTGAGCGTGAGCGAGTAACCCCAGATGGAGTTCCAGGCGCCCTCGTACCACTCGGATGACTGCCGCGGCATGCTGATCTGACCGATCGAGCCGTAGATGCGATTCCCGTCCGGGTCACGGAACAGGAACCGTTCTGACTCGGACTGTGCGATCTCGGTCAGCCGCGCCGTGCTCGCCGTCTCGGGTTCCAGATCCGATGTGCTCCCCGAGACGGCGACGGTGCGCTGCAGCGCTTCGCCGACGATGGAGACGGGGAGCTTCCGGCCGGCGTACTGCTTCTGCACGCGCTCTCGTCCTGCGGTGATCTGGATCACCGGGTCGAATGGCAGCCGCCCGGTGAGCCCGAACCGACTCCCGCCGGAGATCCACACCGACGAGGAGCGGGCCTCGACGGTGATCTCCGTCGAGGCGGTCGCGTTCTCGATCGTGAACGCCGTGGCGCGATAGTCGGTGTCGCCGAACGACAGCGACTCCCAGTCGACAAGCGACGCGCCCTCGGCGAGCTCGACAACCGTCTCCCAGACGTCGGCGACGCGACGCTCGACGAGGATCCGCACGGTCGGGTCGAGCAGCGGGTCGACGCCGGCGGCGACGGTGAGCGTCACGCCTCCCTGTTCCTCGTCCCACGCGCCGACGATGATCGGCGCGGGCGGCGGGTCGAAGGCGACGATGAACGTCTCCGATGCCCACACGGACCACACGTCACCGGTCGCCGCGCGGACGCGCACCGTCCACGATCCCGGGGTGAGCTTCTGCGCCAGGGTCGCCGACCCGGTCGCCCCGGAACCCTGCTGGGTCTCGACGACGACGCCGGCGGAGATGAGCTCGAGCTGCCATGCGGACTGCGGGCGGCCCTGCGCCTGCAGCCACGACCAGGTGACCGTGAGCAGGGACGCGTCCCAGGTGCCGTCAGGCTGGGTGACCGCGACACCGGGACGGTCGATCACCGTCACCACCGCGGTCGCCGACCACGGCGACCAGTCCGGGTGCGAGCCCTTCGTGCGCACTTCCCACTCGCGCGCGCCCACCGGGAGGGTGACCGAACGCGACGCGGCTGTCGTGCCTGACAGCGTCGTCCACGCCCCGGCCGGGACACGGTGACGCAGCTCGTAGGCCGTCTGCGGCGACGAGTCGACGGGGTTGTGCGTCCACTGGAACAGCACGGGCTCGTCGACCGGACGTACCGGCCCGTTCGGGGCGAGCCCGGTCGGCGGGTTCGGCGCCGAGAGCAACTGGACCGTGTTCGAGTACGCCGAGTACGCGGAGTACAGGGTCGTCGAGCCGACGCCGCCGGAGGCGACGCTCGCGCGGGCACGGTACCGGTGCGGTACGGCAGGGTTTGGGGCGACGTGCGTCCACGGCAGGGAGCCGACGGCCAGGCCGGTGACGACGTTGGTCGTCTCATCCTGGATGTCGACGGCCGTGGCATATCCGGTCACGGTCGCGGCGACGCTGATGTCGTTCGACACGCGCGTCGCTGTGAGCCCCGTCGGCACCAGCGGGCTGGTGAACACGGATGCCGTGTTCGACCAGCCCGACCACCCGGCCGCCGCGCCGCCTGCAACGCGATAGGCGTACTTCTGGCCGGCGACCGTGGTCGTGTCGGTGAAGGACGCCGCGTTGCCGCCGGCGACGGCGATCTGCTGCCAGGCACCGTCGTTCGTCTGCCTCTGGATCACGACCGAGGTGTAGACCGAGTTGCGGACCCAGTTCAGCGTGTGCTGCTCGTCCGCGACGCGGGTCACGGTCAGGCTCGTCGGCGTCCGCGGGATGGTCGGCAGGGTGAAGTACTGCGTGCCCGTGTCGGCAGATCCGAACACCGACGTCGTCGAATGCACGCCCCGAAGGCTGACCGTCGCCGTGCCGTCGCCTGCATGCCAGACCGTCGCATACGTGTCGAGCATGTAGAGGACTTTGCCGGCGGAGTCCGGCCGGAAGTCGAGGTTCCTCGACCCGGAGAAGGACCATGACCCCGTCAGCGACCACGGGAAGTTGTCGACCGCCCAGGAGCCGCCGCCCGACTTCGAATGCGCGAACATCTGGATACGCACCACCGACGTGTTCGCAGCGATGTCCTGCGAGACCAGATCGATGGCGACGTACAGATCGTAGTTCGTGCGGCCGGAGTAGTTGGCTGCCCATGCGACCATGACGGCTCCTCTCGTGTCAGCGTGCGAACGCCGACGTCACCGACGCGCGCGTCGGCATTTCCTCGGCGACCACGCGCCGGGCGACGGCGGTCAGCGGGGTTCCCTCGACGACGAGGATGATCTCGTCGCCGTCACGGATCCCGAGCAGCCCGCCGCGCAGGGCCGCGGACTCGTCGGGGTTGAGCACGGCCTCAGGGCGTCCGGACTGGTTGATGGCAATCCCGCCGTGCGGGAGCCACCCGCCCGTGTCGTATAGCTGCGGGACGACACCGCCGTTCGCCATCGCGAGGTGCACGTGGTTGAAGTGCTGACGGCGCACGGCGTCCGACCACCCGTTGAACGGCTTCCCGTTGCGGAGCTGCCGATCCCCGGCCGGGCTGTAGATGAGCTCCGACGCGTTCGGGAACAGCGCCCGCACCGCGTTGAACATCGCCATCGACGCGGGCACCAGGTCGATCGCCCGGCCCTGCATGTGATACGAGCCCTTCGCCCCGCCGACGGCCGCGTTCGCGCCCGGCGACCGGTACCCGGACGTCATCACCGCACCCGGGATGTTCGCCTTCACGAGGTTCCACATCGCCTGCCAGCCCATGCCGGCCGTGCCCCTGCTCGCGCCGGCGAACGACCCCGCGAGGTTCTTCACGAGGTTGATCGGCATCTGGCCGATCGCCTTCGTGATCATGTTCCCGTCGCCGAGCAGCGGGCGGATGATCCCGTCGATCACGTGCTTCTGGATCGCGCCAGACGGGTCGGCGAGGAAGTCCCCCGCGACCGCGGCCGCCGAGGCGATGTTGTCCCACACGTCGCCGGCGAAGTCCGCGACATCGCCCCAGACGCCGCCGTTCTTGAATGCGAACGACGACCCGTTTCGGGCCATCGCGTTCAACTGCGCGACACCGGCCGGGCCGCCCACCGCACGGGTGAACTCCGGCCTCATGATCGCCTCACCGCCGGACAGCGCGAGCCGCCCTCCGGTCGGGGAGAAGAACTCGTGCACATCACGGCCCGGGGTGTATCCAGGCAGCACGCCACCGGTCGCGAACTTCACGAGCTCCGCCTTCGGGAGCTTCATGTCCGACAGGCCGAGGTTCCCGACGAGGTCGTTCCAGAACGATCGCAGACCGTTGTTCCACACCGTGTCGAGCACGAAGTTGATCGGCACGGCGGCGGCTTTCTTGATGCCGTCCCATGCGATCCCGATCGCCTTCGCGACGTTGTCGAACGCCTGCCCGATCAGACCGATCCCCGTCGAGAACGGGGCGAACACGTTCGCCTCGATCCACTTCCAGGTGCTCGAGAGCACCTTTCCAAGGTTCTCGAACGCGGGCTTCACGTACTCCTCGTAGAGGATGCGGAAGCCGAGACCGAGCATCTGAATCTTCTCCGAGATCCACCCGATCACGGGCTCGATGATCGTCGACCAGATCCAGCCGAAGACCTCGCCGATCTTCGCGAACACGGGCTGCACGACGTTCTCCCACAGCCAGGTGATGACCGCGCCGATCGCCGCGAACGCCGGGCCGATCGCGTTCTCCCACAGCCAGGACGCGATCGCACCCCAGAACCGGAAGTAATTCACGATCAGGTCGAACGCGAACTTGATGATCCCGGCGACGAACTGCACGACCCCGGCGATCCCGTCGAACACGGGCTTGAGCACGTTCTCGTACAGCCACACCGCGATATCGCCGATCGCCTTGAACGTCGGCTCGATCACGTTCTCCCACGCGTCAATGAAGAACTGCGAGATGTTCGCCCACGCCTCACCAAGGAAACGGGTGAACTCCTCCCAGATCGCCTTACCGAGCTCCGTCTGCGTGAAGAAGTAGACCAGGCCTGCCACGAGCGCGGCGATCGCGGTAACGATCAGCATGATGGGGTTCGCGTTCATCACGATGTTGAATGCGGCCTGCACCGCGGTGCCGATCTTGGTTGCCGCGAGCCACTTCGCAAGTCCCCCTGCTGCCGCCACCGTTGCGGCAGCATCCATGGCGATGAACCCGGCAGCAGCCACTCCGAGCCCGACGCCGACAGGCGCGAGCCAGGCGCTGTTCTCCTGCACCCATTTCGCGACGTCGCCGACGGTGGACACGGCCTGCTTGAAGGCATCGGCGACGTCGTTCACCAGCCCCGTGAGCTGCGGCTTCACGTTGTTGATCGCGTCCGACATCGCGCCGACGATCGTCGCCTTGAGGTTGCCGAACGACCCCTCGAGCGTCTTCGTCGACTGCGCGGCCTCGACCGCGACGGGCTCGGAGCCGAGTTGCATCAGCGCGGCGTTGAACTCATCCGCGGAGATCTGCCCCTTCTCCATCGCCTCACGGAAGTTCCCCGTGTAGGCGCCGGCAGTGGCGAGCGCCTCCTGCAGACGCCCCGAGGCGCCCGGGATCGCGTCGGCGAGCTGATTCCAGTTCTCCGTGGTGAGCTTGCCCGCGCCGGCCGTCTGGGTGAGCACCATGCTCACCGACTTGAACGTCTCTGCATTACCGCCGGCGACGGCGTTCAGGTTGCCGGCCGCCTCGGTGAGCTTGTCGTAGTTCGGCACGCTGTTCGCGGCGAGCTGCGCCGTCGTCGACTGGATCGTCGTCAGGTCATACACGGTTCGGTCGGCGTAGGAGCGCGTCGCTTCCTTGAGTCGGTCGATGTTCTTCGTGTCGAGTCCCGCGAAACTGAGGGTGCTCTTGAACTTGTCGACACCGTCGGCGGCCGATCCCGCCTCGCCGACAAGGTCGGTGATCGAGTCAAGCGCTCGGTCAGCGATCTGGGACACGACGCCGCCGACGACTCCCGCCACAGCAGCGAATCGAGAGTTGAACCCCTTGCCGGTCCGCTCGCCGAGCTTCTCCCCCACGCTGTCGACATCAGCCTTCGCGATGCCGTCCGCGATGTCGCGCTGGACGTTCTGCATCTTCACCGTGAGCGCGACGTATGCGCGGGCGATCTCGACTGCGGTAGCCACTCCGGGCCTCCCCTCTGGCCCGATACGATGCGGGCATGAAGCACAAGACTTTGTGGGGCGGAATGAGCACCTCGAGCGTTCTCCGGTACTCCGATGAGGCGCAGACCTACGAGATCTACAGCCCGTGGAAGAACGGGAACGCGAAGGTGCGCCTCAAGCGCCCTGTGGATGTCATTCCGTACGCCGAGCTCACGACGTACACGACCTATGCGGAGCCGGACGTGCAGCGGAAGTCGGGGCTTGGCCGGGCTGTCGGACTCGGGATCCTGTTCGGCCCGGTCGGCGCTGTGGTGGGCGCGGTCACCGGCGGCGGCGACTTCGAGCTCGTGAAGCAGATCTCCATCGGGCTTCACACCGCCGCCGGCGACGACTACATCATCCCGATCCTCTACGCCCCGGTGCGGGGCGAGAAGTCCTCATCGCCTGCCGCACGTGGTGCGATCGAGAAGCTCGAGGAGATCGTCGCCAAGATCGAATCGACCGGGGCCACGTTCGACCCGAATCTCTCAGCGCGCATCTGACGCGCGAGCCTGACGGGCTGCCCACGCGCGCGCCTTCGCGGACATCTGGCGCTGCTCGAGCTTGGCATCCCGCGCAGGCTTGGGCAGGGGGATCCGCTCCGGCCGCTCGCCCTTCCCTCCGGCGAGACCGTGGGCGATGCTGCGCGCGACGTACTCGACCTCGCGCGCCATCACGGCGGCATCCGAGAGCGCGCCAGCACCGCCGAGCACGCGTGCGAACGCGCACCCTGCGGGGAGGTGCTCGACGAGGTCCGCGATCTCGCGCGGTGACCTGTACGGCTCGGTGCGGCCATTGCCGTCGATCAGCAGCCGGATGCCGTACTCGGCTTGCAGAGAAGCCCGCAGGGCGCCCTCGTGTTCCGCGAGGGCGCCTGCGAGCTTCAGGAGGAAGGGTTGAGCGCCCCGAACAGGTCGAGGACGAACGTCGAGCCCGCTTCGACGCTCACGCGGCCTGTGTCGCCGCGCAGCGCGGTCATGACCCGGCGATAGTCGTCGTCGCCGACGAGGCGTCGGAGCAGGGACGGGAGCCGCGAGGCGTCGTCCTGGTCCTGCACGGCTCGGACGTCGTCGAGCACCTCAAAGTCGTCGAGCGCGTCGTCGGGCACCGTGACGACGATGCCGCGGATCGCGACCCGGCGGGCCTTGACCGTGCGGGCGTTGTCGCCTTCGCCGACGGTGATGTCGACCGTGTCGACCTTCGGCTTCTCCGTCTTCGCCTTGTGGTCGTGCGGCTGCTTGGGGGTCTTGGTCTCAGCCATGCTCAGGCTCCTTCGAGGTCGGTCGCGAAGTGGGTGTAGTCGCCGATGATCTCGCCGATGAACGGGTATGCGGCGATCTCCGCGGCCGTCATCTGCTTGTCGCCGTTCGGCGCGATCTCGAGCACCGGGATCGCGTACCGCTCCTTCACCGTGGTGTCGTCGGCGTCGAAGATATCGATCACCGCGGCACGCTTCGAGATCCGCTGGCCGGGGCCGCGGGTTGCCTTGCGGACGCCGGTCGCGGTCGCCGCGGTCTTCTCGTGGTAGCGCAGCTCGTTCGTCTGCGCCTTCGTCTCGAGCGCGACGAACGTCACGGTGGTGCCAGGCTCGTTGATGCGCGTGCGCACCACACCGTTGCCCTGGTGGCCGCGCTTCTTCTCGACGGATCCGGTCAGCGACTCGGTGATGCCGTCGCCGTTGAGCCAGCCGACGTCCTCGAACGCGGGGTCGAGAGCGCCGTCGATGGTGGTCGGGAGGGTGGTCCCGAGTGGCGCGAGATGAATCGCGTCGATGTCGGATCCGAAGATCCGAGCGAGTTCCGCATTCACGGTCATGGTGTTTCTCCTTGATGGTGAGCCGGGCATGACCGGCGTTCGCGACCTCGGCGGGATTGCCGGGGTCAGGTGGTGCGGCGGCCGCGGACGGTCATCTGCACCGAGAACGAGTAGCGATCCTCGTTCGTGTCTGGGTCGGGGTCGTAGTACAGCCCCGTGATCTCTTCGATCTGACGGACAAGCGGCATCGCCGCACTCTCGTTCAGGAACGCGGATCGCGCCGCGCCGGCGTCGGCGGCGGCCGTCACGCTGTCGGGTGCGGTGCAGGTGACCGTGATGATCGGCTTGTCGACGACACGGTTCTCGGCGACGCCGCCGGTGCGCCAGGCGCGTACGAACCGGTCGGGCTTCGGGTTTGGCACCTTCGTCGCGACGGTCGGCTCGAGGCGGGCGGCGAGGAAGTCGCGCGCGAGCTTCTCGGCGTCGGGGAACTCAACGGCCGGCATCGATCGACCTCACAAGCCGCTTGTCGCGCGCCTCCTGGCGGGCGCCGCGCGCGGACTTCGGCCGGACGTACACACGCGCCGTCCACCGGTGTGGGCGGGACACAGCCTCGAACTCCGGCCCCGCGGCGGCCGCCATGCGGTCGCCGCGCTCCTTCAGGTCGGCCTGCACCGCCGGGGACGTCATCACCTTGTTGATGCCGCTCAGCACCAGTTCGACCTGCGGTCGTACCATGGTTCAGCCCTCCACTCGTCGGAGCGGGATCACGTTCCCGGGTCGGTTGCCGTCGGGGTGCCGCCATTGCTCGGTGTCGCCCTCGACCTCGTACCGCTTCCCGCGCGCGGTGACGCGATCGCGGGGATCGAAGACAGCGCCGTCGGGGACGTACATCGTCGGGGCGGTGATGACGCGGGCCATGCCCTCTCGGGGCTCGCTGCTCGAGCCGGGGTCGAACGCGTAGATGCCGACCTCGACGGCCGGTCCCCACGAGTCCTTCGCGTTCCCGTGGGCGTCGGTCGCGCCGGCGATGAACGGCTCGCGCTGGACGAACTCGGAGACCTTCCGGGTCATGACGGCCCCACGTAGAACGGGGACGTCGACGGGATCAGGTCGATCGTGAATGCGCCCTTCTGCTTCCCGTGCAGCTTCGCGAGTTCCTCGTCGGTGATGACGAGCTCGCCGGGCTTGTCTCCGCTAAACGTGCGTGACGTGGTGAACGGGCCGGTGACCTCGTTCTCCTGGCGGATCTTCCGCGGGTTCTCGAACACACGGGTGACCATCGCGACGGCGACGTCGACAGCGAGCTCGCGCAGGTCGGTGCGGGCGGGGGTCTCGTTGGCCTCGGCGTCGATGCGGGCCTGGATGCCGGGCACCTTGTTGCGGATCTCGCGCTCGGCCTTCTCGAGCCACTTCTCGATCTTGGTCGTGTCGGTGGGCGCACCCTCACCGATCCACGCGTCGGTCACGTCGGCCGCGGTCGTCCAGTTCGGCATGATGATCTCCCTCGCGTGGGCGGGTCAAGGTGGGGAGGGACGGCGACCGTGGCCGCCGCCCCTCCTGGTCACTTCGCGGTGACTTCCTGGTCGCCGGTGTCGATGTTCCGGCGGATGTGCACGACCGTGCCGTCGGGCTTGGTCGCGTCGAACTCCTCGAAGCGGTGCTTCGGCTCCTTCGACTTCGCACCCTGGGCGGGCTTGGCGGGCGCGGGTGTCTTCGCCGCCTCCGCCTTCTCCGCTTCGGCGGCCTTCTCGGCCTCGGCGTCGGCGGCCTTCTGGGCCGCCTCGGCTTCCGCCGCCTTCGCCGCTTCGGTCTCAGCGGCGTGGATCTTGGCCTGCTCCTCCGGGGGGACGACCGGGGTCGTCTCGCCGGGCTTGGCCATCGGCCGGCGGGCCATCAGCCGTTCAGCCATCCGGTCGAGCGGGCCGCAGCCTTGCCGCCGAACACACCGACACCGCAGAAGAACTCGATGCGGGTGCGGAACGCGGGCTTGACCTGCTGCTCGCCGAGGTCGCGGACGTCGACGCCGCCGTTCGTCAGACCGGTCACGGCCTGGTCGCCCTCGTCCTCGCCGAACTTCACGGCGTAGATCGAGGACGTGACGTTCGACGAGCCCTTGGTCTCGGTGAGCGGGAGGATGTCGACGCCAGCGGCGGTGGTGCCCAGGTCGAGGATCGGGATCCCGTTCCAGGTGAGCACGCGCTTGCCGGTGAGATCCTCCTTCACGATCTCGGTACCGCCGGCGCGGCGACCCGCGGAGCGGATCTTGCCCATGATCTTCGCGTTCGCGTAGATCGCGCCGTTCGTGCCGTCGAGGCCGGGGACGGAGGCGACGAGGTCGTCCATCGCACCCCAGAACGCCTCGGTGTCGGCGGTGGTTCCGAACACCGGGGAGCCGTTGGCGCCGGGCGCGGAGAGCACCTGGCCGCCGATGAGGCGCTTCTTCAGGCCGTCGAACCCGTTCGCGTCGACGGCGGTGTCGCCGTTGATGAACGTGTCCTGGTACTTGTACGACGCGGCCTTGACCTTCATCGCCGTCTGCACGGCGCGCTGGTCGTTGAAGTTCGACCGGGTCTTCTGGATGAACGTGTCGACGTCGGCGTCGCCACCGAGGATGACGAGCGTCTCCGTCTTCTGGTTCACCGTTCCGGTGGACTCGGAGTACTGGCCGTTGACCGCGCGGAACTCGACGCCGGGGAGGGTGCCCTCCTCGTTGTACGCGAACGCGTTGCCCTCGATCTCCATGAAGGGGATCCGGTCGAGCAGGGGCGAGGTCTGCACGAACGTCTCGAGGACGCCCTTCTGCAGGGTGTTCTGAGACAGCTTCGCTGCCTCGGTGAGCGTGATTGCCATGAGAGGCTACTTCCCTTCGTTCTCTTCGTACGCGGCTCGGAGCGTGCCGATGCCGGGACGAGTGGATTCGGTCTTGCCGAGGGCGGGCTTCCCGCCCTCGTCGGGCACGACGTACCGCTGCGGTGCAGCGGGTTCGGCCGGTCCCTTGAACTTCAGGAGGGCGTCGGCGGATGCTTCCACTTCGGCCTGCGTGGTGCCGGACAGCAGTTCGACCGGCACTCCCTTGGCTGCGGCGACCTCGGCTCGGGTCTTCGCGACCGTGAGCTGTTCGATCTCCGCCTTCTTCGCTGCGAGCTCGTCGTCGACGCGCTGCTGCTCGGTCTTCCCGGCGTTCTCGATCTCCTGCAGCTTCTGTCGGGCCGCGGCGAGCTCTCGCTCCGCAGTGCTGCGAGCCTCGCGCTCGGACTGCAGGGCGGCGAGCCCCTTCTCGCCGAGAGGCTCGTCGGCCTTCGGTACGGGTGCGGCGGCCGGCGCTGCAGGCGGGGCCGGGACTGGTGCCGGGGTGCCGGATTCTGCGCCGTCGACGGGCGCGAAGTAGCGGAACCACGGGCGATGCCAGGCCGGAGCCGGGAGCGGGCCAAGGGTCTTGACGGTGGGCATTGTTCCTCCTGGGATGAGCGGCATCGCGCCGCGGTGACATCACGCCATCGCGGCGGGATGAAGCTGAGTTAGTCGGCGGGGAGGTCGCGGCCGATGCCGGACCCCGCCGTGTACAGGTCGATGAAGTGGTCGAGGTCGTGATCCTCGGGCCAGTCGGAGCGGCTGCGGATCTGCACCTGTACGCAGTCGCAGTTGTCGTGGAACTCGTTCATCTCGCCTGCGGCGATGTCGTCGGAGTACACGGCTCCGCGGGATGCGAGCATCACGCACCAGCTGCAGGTGGATCCGCCGGACGGGATGCGCGCCCACGGGGCGCGGGAGGGATCGCGTGCCGACGAGACCGCGAAGGACTCCCGTCCCGGTTGGAGGACGAGCCGCTGCGTGGATCCGAGCAGACGCGCGAGCGCGGCGTCCGGATCCTCGGCGAACAGAGGCCCGATCCCCCACCGTGCCGACTGCTGCGCCTGCGCCGGAGATGCGGGCTGAGCGAGCACCGCGGCGAACGTCTTCGCCGAGGCGGGGACGTCGCGCAACAGGTCGTACCAGTCAGCACCGAGCACCGCGGCAGTGTCGCCGTATGCCTGCAGCAGGTCGGGGAAGAATCCGAGGAGCTCGTCGCGCACGCGGGCGGGGTCGCCGGACAGGTTCATCGCCGACCAGAAGTCCTGCAGGTCACGCTGCGCCAGCGTGACCAGCGCCCGATTCGCTTCCCGGAACTCGGCGACCTGGGTCGCGGTCGCCATCAGCGCTCCTCGAGGTCGGCGGCTTCATCCTTCGGCAGGCGGAGGGCGACTGGCGTCGCGCCAGTGAACCTAATCCCGTCAAGGCCGAGGCGCGCAGCCGCGTCCTGCGGGTCGACGCCTGCGCGCACGGCGACACCGAGAGCGTCGAACTTCGCCTTTAGCACGTTGGCGTCTTCCGTCGCCGTCCCGGCCGTGGCTGTCTCGCTTCCCTGCCTGATGCCCTTCGCCACTTCGACGAGTTGCGCGACACGATCGGTGGCGCCATTGCGGCGTTGCTCGGCCTGGAATCGGACAATCTGCTCGCGCGAAAGCCCCGAGAACTCCATGCCAACTTCGGAGTTGCCGAACCCATCGATCGCCGTGGCGAGCTTCGAGAATGCATCGGCGCGTGCCGAAGGAGACACGATAGCCGGATCCGTGAACTGGGCGCGAAGAGTGCGCATCTCCGCAGGCACCTCGTCGAGTCCGTCGCGAAGCATCACGGCCATGCGCATCGCGGAGACCGCGCCGACGCCCCAGGTCGTGTTCGCATCGCGGGTCGTCGTGATCAGCGTCTCCTTAGCCGCGAAGATCGCGTCCGCGCTGGACGGGTTCGACGAGTCGGCGAACTTCACCTCGAGATCCTGGTCGTCGGCAAACAGGTTCGCCCACATGCGCAGCTGCTCGACGTGCGGTTGCGGGGATGCGCCGTTGAACCGGTGCAAGTCCGGCTTGTCGGCGGAGTCGTTACTGTCGGTGTCCATCGCCTTGATGCGACCCATCACGGCCGACCATCGGTCGTTGCCGACGAAGCTCTCCACGTCGGCGCCGAACAGCCAGTACTCGACCGCGGAGTAGAACTCCGAGCTCACCTCACTGCGCACGATGGTGCGCAGGGCCGAGTCGACGTACCCCATCGACGCACGCGTGATGCGCGAGTGCCCGAGAGGCCGCAGCAGCTCCCACCCGTACACGAGCGGCGCGACGCTGACGCGGCCGAGCGGGTTCGGGATCACGGTGACGACCCATGCTGCCGACCAGATCCGCTCCTGCCGGGTGAGGGTGATGACCTTCTCTGGCGTGTACATGACCATGTGCGTCGGGTGGTTGCCACGGTCGACGTCGACGATCGAGAGGAAGCCCTTCAGGCGTCGCCGGCGGCGGTCCCACACGGCCGCCGACATGTCCGCGGCACGCGGGATCACCTGCACGTCGGGCTCACCGGACTGCAGGTCGCCGTGCGAGACGGTGAGGAAGGCGGGGCCGTGCACGGCCGAGGACACCTGAGCGCCGGGGAACTCGATCTCGAACTGGTTGTCGGCGGCGATCTCATCAACGCCGAACATCTCCTCCGACGTGGACACGAACCCCTCGAACTTCGACCGGTCGGTGACCGCGCGCACGCCCTTCGCCGTCCAACCGAGCGCCGAGTTGATCCCGCGCATCTGGGGCGGCAGCGAGATGCCGAAGTCCTTCAGCGCCGCCTCGCCGTCGAAGTACGTCGACCGGATCGCGTTCATGCGACGACGCTGCTGCCATGTCCGATAGAGCTCGTCGAATAGGTTCGCGTCCTGATGGTTGAGCGCCAGCCCGATGCCACCGATCACAGAATCACCCCCGACCCTTCCTTCGTCCCTCGCGGCTTGTTCCGCGTGCGTGCCCCGAACAGCGCAAGGCTGGTCGCTTCGACCGGGGTCTCATCCCCGGCCGGCGAGGCCCAGCCCCACGCGCCGTCACGCGCGCGCTTCTCCTGCACCGCGGTCGCGGCGGAGTCATCCAGCTGCACCTGCCCGATCGACAGATGCGTGAGTATCGGCCGATCGCCGCGCTTGACCGCGCTGGCCGCAGCCGAAGCCTGCTCGAGCAGAAGACCGCAAGCCTGGAAGTACTGCGGAGTCGTGACGACGACGATGCGTCGCCGCGGTACCCGCCGCTCGATGAGCAGCCGCTCGAGCACGATCGCGCCGGCGCGCCCGGAGAGCACGATTGCGGAGGCGCGCCGCCAGCGCGGGACGCCGTCGACCTTCTCGACGAACCAGTCCGCGAGCGGCGCGAGGGTCTCTTCGACCGGCCCTTGCTGCGCATCGATGAGCTCGATGTGCGCCCGCTCGCCGTCGATGATGCACCCACCGAGAGAGACGCGCATCGCGTCCGCGGAGAATGCGACGCCGTAGGCGCGCGCGCCGTCCGTGGGAACCTCGTCAGCGCCCACGGCGAGCTGCGGCCACAGCTTCTTCAGGGGGCCGCCGACCGCTTTCTCCTCGTCCCAGATACCCAGACCCTCGCGAGCCCAGTCGGCCGGGTCCGTGAGGTTCTCCCGCAGGCGGAGAATCGCCTCCCATGGCGTCCGATCCGGGAAGGACGGGTTCGCCTTCGCGAGCACCGCCTTGTCCTCGACATCGTCGCCGGCGTTCGCGCCGACCTCGACATACAGGGTGTCGTATTCGACGACCTCACCGGTGGCTCGTCGCTCCTTGACTGCAAGCGCCTTCTTCCGCCGCGCCTTGAACACCTCGGCGGCGTCTTCCGGCTTCGGCGGCGTGCCCATGTAGATGATGAGCGGATTCTTTACTGTGTTCGCGGCCGGGATCATGTCCGACAGCGCCTTCGCCTTGAGGATCTGGCACTCGTCGAACACGACGATCGTCACGCCCGGGATGCCTCGGCCGAAGCCGTGCTCGCGCGCGCCGAACATGATCCGCGAGCCGTTGGTGAACTTGATCCGCTGCTTGCCGTTTCCCTGACGGATACCGTTGTGCGCGATGTACGGCGCGATCCGACGGCGCCGCGCGAGCGAGGACAGCGTCTCGAACGTCTCGTCCGACGTCGCCGAATGGTGCGCCGTCCACAGCACCTTGATGCCGGGAAAGATGATGCACAGGGCGAAGATGATCGTGCCGATCGTGAACGTCTTGCCCACCTGACGACAGATCGAGATCAGCACGCCACCGATGCCGGCGGCGTAGAGGCCGTTCTCCCGCTTCGCCAGGATCGCCCGGCCGAGTCCCTTCTGCCACGGATCGTGGGCGACGCCCATCTTCCGACACTGCGCCTCGACCGCCGGATACCCGGTCGTCTTGATGCCCGACGGCACGACGAGGTGCTTCGCAACGTCCGACAGCTTCCGTTCAGAGGTCGTCGGGGTCGAGGTCTTCGTCGGGCGCGGACGCGGCATCTGCAGCATCCTCCTTCTCCCGAATCGTGAGCTCCTCGAGTTGCTGCATCGTGTCGTTCAGCAGCCGCACATTCGGCGGCAGGTCACGAGCCGCCATGCCACCCGCGATCTTCTCCGCAAGTTCGTCGCGCAACGCCTCGAGGTACGCCCTCCGATTCCCGGACTTGGCCGCCTCGATCAACGACATCGGCGGCGGGGCGGCAGCGTCCATCCACTTCCGCAACGTCGGTCGCGATACCCCGAGCGCAGTTGCCACTTGTGAAATCGACTTTGCAGCCCGAGCCTTCTCGACCGCGTCCCTCTTGAACGCCTCGTCATACACCCGATTCCCGCGAGATCCTGCGGGCTTCGGAGCACCGACGGCGCGCAGAGAAGCGTTCGATGCGGCCATGCGGAGTCACCCCCTGGAAAGTGGAAAAGCCCCGGGGAGAGATAGGCCCAATGCCGAGGGAGTGCCTGTGAGCCGGGGTGGGGGGTGGGGTGCCAGGGTGGGCGTCGGCCGGCGAGCTCCCTCGGCATGGGCGGTCTGTGGGGCTACCAGATCGGTGAGGCGATGACGGTTCGGTCGACGATCTCAGCGGATGCTGTGGACACGGTCTGACCGCGGAGCTTCGCGCGTGCCTCGTCGAGCGTCATCTTCCCCTTGAACTGGTTGCACTTGCGGTGCATCAGATGACAGTTCGAACGCTCATAGGGTGAGCCACCGCGAGCACGCGGGATGTCCTCGTCTACCTCACCACGCATCGGATGCGGCATGCACCCTGTGCAGTCCTTCGTCGGGCACCGCTTACCGTGCTCCCCCAAGATGAAGCCGAGCGTCTTGTCGACAGGCTTCTCACACAGTGCGCAGTCGTGCTCCTCCGCCTTCACACGCTTCACCAGTGAGCGACGACGAGCACCGTTCGCGTTATGCGCGGGCGTGGTCATTCGACGCCCTCACTGCGTCGCATCGCTCATGGTCCGCGCTCATGGCGTCGCCGTATGCGTCCCACCACGCCTCAGTGACCTCGGCAGGCAGCGGGAACGTGAACCAGTGGCGGCCGATCGGGCACCAGCACGCGACGCCATCCTCGACGAGGCGGCGGCGTCCGGTGAGGATCAGCCGGTCGAGGCGCTCGGTCGGGGTCTCGAATATCGACATCCACGCCCCCTTGCATTCATGCATCGTCACGATGTATGATTGAGATACAACAACAGAGAGGAGGAAGGATGGACAGACTTCCCGAGCTGATCGCCTCGATCGCCGCACTGATAGCCGCAGTCGCCGGACTGATCGAAGCCCTGAAGCCACGGAAGAAGCGCAAGAAGAAGTGAACAGGGATCGGAGCCAATGGAGGTGGCTCCGATCCCCCTTCAAGTATCCACCGAAGGGAGAACTATGAAGAAGGTCATCACCTACGCCAGCGCGGCCGCAGCGTTCGCTGCTACTGCGTGGGCGTTCAGTGTCGGCGCGACATGGCCAGGCATCCTCGCGGCCGCCGCCGGTGTGCTCGCGATCGCCGCGGTGCTCATGAAGGAGCAGGACGCTTGATCCGTTACCTGTCGCGCACCGAGCTCGCCGAACGCATCGGCGTGCAGCCCACGAGTCTCGGACGGTACAAGCTCCCCGAGCCCGACGCCATGATCGGCGCCACTCGAGGATGGCTGCCGACGACAATCGATGAATGGCACGCGCAGCGGCCAGGACGCGGCGCGGGCGCCGGGCGGAAGCCACGCGGCGCAACCTCGCCCCGCGCCTCTTCGACATCCGGATCCGTCGCATGAACGAGAGCCCCGCCGAGACCGACGGGGCTCTCGCTCGATACGATGCCCGCATGCTCGCACTACTCGCGGCCATCGTGCCGATCATCGCGTCCATCTATGCCGCAGGGTCGCTGCTCATCGAGCATGCCCAGCGATCTCAGGATGCTCGGTCGTACGACCGGGTGGACAACCTGGTGAAAGCGCAACGGCGCGCCCTCGAAGCTGAGCGGCCGTCCTTGGACGTCGATGAATTCAACCGCCGATCGACCCAATTGAACGACCGGCGCGCGCTCCTGCTCAAGGCGAACGGCATCAATCCAGCGACGGGCACCTATGGGCACATGAACCGAATCATGGCCCCGACAGCGTTTTCGACCGCCGAGCTACGCCGGCAGTGGGCACTGCTCCTCGGCTCTGTCATCGGCGTGGTGCTACTCGCCATCGATGCCCGTATCCTCTGAACGACGAAAGCCCCGCCGGATTGGCAGGGCTTCGGTCATAGTTCAAGTGCAAGCACAGCTTAACACGAGAAATCGTCACACGGGTGGTGGCTGATGGGTGGCGTGATGGTTCAGGAGTTTGGTCGCTGCCCGGCGCGCCCTGCGAGCGGTGATCTCGGACCGTCCGCAGTCCAGGCAACGCCATCTCCACAACAGAAACCCCCGACGCTCGACGAAGCCGAACCTCGATCCGTCCCGGTCGACCACTAGGCCGTCTCGCCTGATCGACCAAGTACGCATGGCGCCGATGCTATCGCGCTCAATGGTCCATTCTCGTGGTAGACGCAGAGCTTTACACCGTGATGTCATGCTTGACGCATGCCATCACCCGCGCCGACCCCCTCGATCCCGCCCGACGCGCTCGACGTCTTTCTGTCGTCTCGGGACACCTTCGCATGGATCTCTGAGTTATGGATTCCGGTCGTTGGGATTGTCGCAACGCTCGCTGTGTCCGTCGTCGCTCTCATCGCAAGCAACCGCGCTCAGACCATAGCGGGACAGCTCGAGGCAGAGCGCGACGCTGATCAGCGGCGTCGATATGACGAAGATCGCCGCATGAGACTGCGGGAAATGGCAATCACCGAGGCTCGCGCGCTCCACCGGTGGCTGGCAGAGTTGGATCAACGTCGGGGAGGGTATTTCCGCCTAGGACGCTCGGTGAGCGAGCCGCCGCCTCCACGTGAGCCACATGTGCAGGCGAAGGTCGACGCCGAGGTAATGCTTCAACAGAGCATCGTCCCGGGCGCCCTGGAGCTCTACGAGCTGACCGCGTATGACGTCAAGCATCGCTGGTCCCTCATCCCCGACCGCGACGACGAAACGCTCGCAGGGATTCGCGACGACATGCTTCGCACCAGACGCGACCGTACGCGAAACAGGATTCGGGAATGGGCTCTGGACCCCGAATCCAGACTCGAATCCTTGGAGCAGGAACTCGCCCTCACCGACGACAATCCGACGGAGTATCTGCTTGTCGGGCACGACCTCACCTGGCAGGCGGAGATCGCCGACGACTGATCGACGCACCTCATCAGCAACTGCTCTGACTATCAATCTCATGTTCGGTGGTCTTGTTCTGGATCAGCCCCACCGTCCGCTTTTCTTCCATCCGCTGACGCGTCGCCAGCAGCTCTTCACGGCGGAACATGCGCGTCCGGATGCCGGCGATCACGAACGTGCCTGCGACGGCTATCTCGTCGCGCTTGATCCACCGGCGCAGCGTCGAATCGGAACCCGCGATGCGCACGGCATCCGCCCACCCGACGATCGGGTCACCCCACTCGGGGATCGGCACGGCCCGATCGCGCACAGGATCGAGTTCCTCGCCCGGCGACCACGCGGGCTCCCCCTTCGTGCGGCGCTCGACACCCCACTTTGCCATCGCGTCAGCGACCGACCACGCCGACCGCTCCCCCGCCACCTCCGGATGCACGTCCAGCACGACCTCACCCAGCCACGTGATCACCGCGAGATCGTTCGAATAGTCCGACAGGGTCACATGCCACCACGGTTCCAACTGCTCGAGCGCGTCGATCGCGTCCAACAGGTCAGCATCCACCGGTGCAGGAGCCTCCACGGTCGACGACCGGCCGCCCGGCGGCTTATCCGTCGGAGTCGCCTTCATCGGGTCCGCCAGCGACCGCACACGACCCAGCAGGTCCGGGCCGTCGGCGAGCAGAGCCCGCATCCGACCGAAGCACCGATCACAGATCAGCGATCCATCCCGGCACTCCCGCGGCGCGCACCCCCAGCAGCGCGGCGGCACGTTCGGAAGCGACGCCACCACCGGCGCGACACCGTCCTCGATGCCGTTCCACGCACACGATGCGTAGTGCACGCCCCGCTGCGTGCAGCCGCGGATGCATACCCGGTCAGCCATTGCGCACCCCGTCCACGATCCGCATCACCGTGCGCCTGCCCTGCAGACGACCCCACGGCATCATGAAGGTATCCCCGGACAGGAGCCGGACCGCGACGTCGACTTGCCAGGGCAGCAGGTCGACCCCAAGCTCCGCCGCGTACGCCGAGACCCTCTCCTCGAGCCCAACCTCCGGCGGATCCGTACACACGCAGTCGATGACCTCGTCGGGATCCTTCGATACCGAGATGATCCCCGACCCCTTGCAGTACGCGCACCCCGGTCGCGGCTCAGAACGGCGTGTCATCACCGAAGCTCCCCCACTCCCCTGCAGGCAGCTCAGCCGTCGCCCACTCATCCTCGACCGGGGCGGATGCCGCCGGCCGCTGGCCGTCCGTGCGCGCTGCCGCGCGGGTCACCTGCGCGGTCGCGTAGCGGAGGCTCGGGCCGATCTCGTCGACCTCAAGTTCGATCGCGGTGCGCTGGTTGCCCTCGCGGTCCTGATAGGCCCGCTGACGGAGCCGGCCGGTCGCGATGACCCGCATGCCCTTCGCCAGGCTGCCGGCGACGTGCTCGGCGAACTCGCGCCAGCACGAGGCGCGAAGGAACAGCGGCTCGCCGTCCTTCCACTCCTGCGCCGTCCGATCGAAACTCCGCGGCGTCGACGCGATCGTGAAGTTCACCACCGGAAGGCCGTTCTGCGTGTAGCGGAGCTCGGGGTCAGCGGTCAGATTGCCGACGACGGTGATGATCGTCTCGTTGACCATCAGGCGACCTCTCCCCCGGCGAACGACCAGAGCGGGCACTCGTCCCACTCGATCTCGATCGGCGCGTCGACCATGTTCGGCTTCGGCGTCACGTCGCTGTCGCCGTTCTCGTCCAGGTGCATCGACTTCGCATCCTCGGGCGTGCTCCACCACACGGAGTAGATGCAGTTGTCGTGCTGCACGGGCGCGTGCGTGCAGGTGTCGTCATTCGACTCGCATCCGTCCTCGCTGAGGCAGTCCGCCCAGACGTGGCAGGACGCGTCTGCAGGCTCGGTGCATCGGAAGGTCGCGCGGCCCTCTGCGTCCGTCGTCATCGTGTGCGTGCTCATTGTCAGTTCTCCTCGTGGTTCGTGTAGTTGGGGTGCTGGCCGACCATGTGGCGGCGCAGATCCTGGAACGACCGGTTGCAGCACGGGCACACGCCGGCCGCGATCCGGTTCTTGAGCCGGGTGTTCTGGCCCTTCTGCGCGCGACGCTGATACTCGGTCGCCTGAAGCTGGTCCTGCGTGTGCGTCAGCTGCGCCTCGGTCGACCGGAGGCGGTCTCGCAGCTTCTCGGCCTCCGACTTCTGCGGGTAGTAGCGGCTGTGACCGTTCGGGCAGTAGAACCCCCGGTGGTCGGCTCGGCGTGCCGCGACGAACGCCTCGGTCATCCCGAATGTGACGCCACACTCGCCGCACTCGATGACGGTCAGCGTCGTGATGATGGTCTGCGTGCTCATGCTGTCTTCTCCCGTTCTGCGAGCTGCCGCCCGCGTTCGACGGCGATCATTCGCCGCATCTGCTCTGTCTCAAGGTCGTAATCCCGCGCCGCCTGGTCCTTCTCAGGGACGACGACGCGTTCCCGTAGGAGGTTGAGCCGCCGCGGCTTGGACTGGTCGAGCCGATCGAGGAACTCGGTGAACCAGTAGTCGGCTGACGTCCACGGCAGCTGCTCAGAAGACATCACCCCACCCCTCCTCGGCGTCTTGGCTCTGCTCGTACTCCGTCATCTGCTGCGTGTGGCGCTCCTGCGCGAGCCATCGGTCGTGCTGGCGGCGCGCAGTCCCGCAAGGTCCGCAGTCCTCGAAGCGGCCGTGAGGGTGATCGGGGCATCCGATGGGCGGAGCATCCAGCAGCAGCGGCCGTTTCGGACGTGCGGGGCCGCGCTCCTGCTCGGCCCGCCAGCGCGCCCACTCGCTCTCCCGCTCGGCGCTCTCGGCCTGCACCCTCGCCCGCGCCCGCTCGCCCGCTCCCCCCACAGCCGCGAACGTTCGCGAATGTTCGCGTGGCGGCTCCGGGGCATCCGACGACGCGAGCCGGGCGTCGACCCTGAGCGGGCGCCGCAGCGCGATCCACTCCGCCCCGCCGTCCGGGTAGATCGTCAGGAACCCGGAGTCCGCGAGCATCAGCAGATGATCGACGACCAGATCGGTCGCCGCCTGCCCCGGGTAGATCGCCGCGGCGATGAGCTCCGGCACGAGCTCGCACCGGCCCAGCGGGTCCGTCGCCGTCGTCCACAACCCGACCGCTGTCGGCTTCGCCTCGTGCGGGGCGCGCAGGTACCCCGGCCACCGCATATCCTCCGCGCTGATCCGACGCTGCACGCTCCTCGTTGACACCCTGATCGCTTCCCTTCGCGAATCCCTCGAAACACAGATCGACCGCCAACTGCAGATGCGCGTCATCGACCTCGAAACACTCCGTCCACCCGCGACCCCGGAACAGAATCCGGCGGGCCTCGAGCTCGGAGCCGAACGCCCGCGGGAACCAGCGCCGCAGAATCCGCAGCGCCTCCGTCTCCCACGACGCATCCGTGCCGCGCGCGAGCACGACCACCTGGCCGCCCGAGATCGTCATCTCCTGCACCCGGGCGAACCGCCAGGCGCGACCCACCTTCACGACGTGCCGGCCCGGGCCGAGCTCATCCGCCCAGACGACGACGTACGTCATCGCGAACTTCGGCATCACGCTCATCGCCTCCTCGCTTTCTTCGCAGGTGCGAAGTCGCCGCGGCGTTGCCGGTGCGACTCGGTCGTCTTGGAGCAGAGGCCGAAGGTGTCGAGACGGTTCACGACCTGGCCGCACAGGCGGCAGGTCGGCTTGCCCTCGTGGACCATGTCGACGATGCGGAGCCGCTCGAGCGTGACCTGGCGGTCGGCCGCCCACTCCTTCTCCGGCGCCTCGGCGACCTCGATGGCGGCGCTCATGCTGCGTCCTGGATAAGTTCGGCCTCGCGGGCGCGCTGCCACTGCTGCTCGAACATCGCGTACGTGATCCGCGGGTGCGTCTCCCAGTGCTCGACGAGCTCCTCCGAGGCGTACGCGAGCGCCCGGGTCTGGTTGCCCATGAACAGGGTGAACGAGTCGATGCCCTTCTCCCGGCCGCGAGCGTTCAGCATCGCGCCGTTCGTCGCCTCCTCGGCCGCCATGTACTGCTGATAGAGGGTCTCGTCGTACTCGGCACGGCACTCCCTCCACGCGGTAAAGGCGTCGCTGACGATGCTCACAGGGTCACCGCCTCGTGCCAGTCGAGCCACTCGCGTCCATAGACGCTGCAGCCCATCTCCATCGCGACGGAGTACGTGATCGGCACCCGGTGGGTGCCCTCGAGCCGACACCACCGCATCTCGCGCGGGTAGAACACCGGGACGCGCTCAGGGTTCGCCACCCAGGCACGGACCTTCCACCCGTAGCGGAGCGCCTGCGCCTGGATCGCGCCCTCGCATCCGGCATTGCACGTCCCGCAGAGAGCGAGGCCGTCGACCGGCGGCGGGAGGATCTTCGATCCGCCGGCGCCCACCCGGCGGCGGTGCTGGAAGCTGAGCTCGAGCGAGCCACATGCCGCGCAGCGGTAGCCGTCGCGCAGGTAGACCGCATCACGGGTCTGCTTCGTCGGACGCGCCATCACAGCACCCCCGATAGAGTGACCGCTGTGATAGATCTGCCCGATACCGCGAGCGTCGCGACGTGCACCGCGATCGCGCAGATCCTTCCCGTCTTCCTGGTCGCGCTGGTAGCCGAGCGGATCGTCCGTGCGAAGCAGCCGAAGAGTCCACGGGCGCGTGCACGATCAACGCTCGCGCTCCTCATTCGCATCCTGGTCGACCTCGCGATCGCGACCGGCCTTCTCGCGTTCACCCTTGTTGCGCTCATGGGCATCGAGGCGAACGGGCTGAGCGGCCCTCGCGCCGAAGAATTGTGGCGGGCGACGTTCATCCTCGGCTTCGCGATCCTGTACCGATGGATGCTGCTGAGCACACCCCTGCTCGGGGTCGTGAACGAGGTGGGCCGGGCGTCGTCGAACTTCGTCTTCGACGCTGTCGCCGGGCTGAGCGAGGGAGCCTCCGCCCGGCTCACCGGCGCATGGACGGCGCTGTACAACGGACTGTATTTCGTGAGCGAGGTGGTCTTCAGCATCCTCGGCGCCGGGCTGTACGAGGGCGCAATGCGCACCGCGGAGAAGATGGTCTCGCGGATCGCGGCGAAGCAGGAGTCCGATTCGAGTGCCGTCGACGAGGGGGGCAAGCTCGACTGACCGCGCCGCGCCCTCATCGGTGCGCTCCGAACTGCGCGGCGATGGCCTTGTTGATGTTGAGCATCGCGTTGACCTTCGTGCGCAGGGCGCGCTCAGTGCCCTCGGCGTAGTGGAACTCGGCCTTGACGTTGTGCCACGCCTCGAGTTCGGCCTGCGCGTCGACGTCGGCCATCGCGCGGGCGAAGGTGGCGGCGACGTTGTTGCGCCCGTAGTGCGCGAGTCGGGTCTGCTTCTTGGCGACGTAGGCGCGCTCGGCGTCGTAGCGGCGACCATTGATCTCGAGCATCACGTCGGGAAGCTTCTCCATCAGACCGACGGCCTCCCGGATGAAGTACTCCATTTCGGTCGGATTCGTCGGCTGGTAGTCGAGCAGCTGGGCGCCGACCTTGACGGCGAACGTCGCCTGCTCGGTCGTGACGACCTCGCCAGTGTTCGGGTTCGTGTACATCACCGGCGTCCCTTCTTGCGGGATGCGGCACGGCGGGCGGCGCGGTTCTGCGGCGGGAGGAAGTCACGCGGCGCGGGGCGCTCGATCGTTGCCGCCTTCTCGGACGGCTCCGGCTCGGCGACAACGACCGCCGCGGTCGGCTCCGCGTGGTCGAGCGCCCACGCCGCCTCGACGAGCCGCTTTCGCTGCGCCTTCGCGACGCGGTGCAGCGCCGTGCCTTCGGCGTTCGGGGTGAACAGCCGCACGGCGCGCGCTTCCGCTTCGAGGGCGTCCATCTGCTCAACGGACTCCGTCGCGAGAAACGCGCTCTCCCAGTCCCGCTCGGCCGGGGCGTCCGTGGCGTGCGCGGCGGATGTCGCCTCGGGGCGGTCGGTGTGGTCTTCGTCCTCGATCACGATGTTGCCGAGCAGTTCGCGGAAAGTCTGACGGAACGCCACCATGCGCACTGTGCGACCGAAGTGACGCATCGGCGAGCGCATCCACTTCCCCGCCCATTCCTCCGACGCGGCGGGGAACTGCTCGTCCCACCGGATCGTGACGGTCGTGGGGATGCGGACGTCCTTGCGGTAGACGGAGACGCGAGCGAACTGCGGGTGCGGCTCGAGGTCTGTCGGGGACCACGTCTCCGACCACGTCGCGCCGCCGTTTGAAAACTCGACCGCGCCGGTGCCGTCCCACAGCCCGGAGCCGTGGACGATGCGCTCGACCTCGGCGATCGTCTTGACCTCGACGAAGGTGCCTTCAATGGCGTCAGACATTCTCGACCTCCTGGAATCGCAGTGACGGTGCTTTGCGGGTGACGTGGGGGAAGTACTTGAGCGCGGTCGCCTCGAGCACGGCGAGCTCCACGCGGAGCGCCTCGACGTGCGCGTGCACCTCGGGAGCGGCGGCCTTCCAGGCGGCCTCGTCGATCGACACCGACTCGGAGACCGTGACCTGAAACCCGCCGTGCTCGGTCATGCCGACGGCACCGAATCGCTTCGCGCCGGGGAGCGTCGCGGTCGCGGCCTTGACCTTCGCGTTCGCGATCTTCTCGGCGGCGATGGCGGCGTCCAGCTTTCGCTTCAGGGGTGCCCACTCGGCGACCGCGTCGGTCACATCGGCAGGGAGGTCATCGACGTCGGGGCATCCGCCATCACGCCAGGCGATGAAGTCGTCGGCGCGCTCGATGAGCCACGCGATCATCTCGTCGTCACGCGGGACCGGAATCCATGTCGCGCCGTCGACGGGCGGCATGTCGTCCTCGTCGCGGACCTCGAACCCGTAGAGGGCGTAGTCAGCGCCGAGCACGTGGATCTGCCACTGCATCTGAGCGAGGTGCTCGACGGGGATCTCGTCGGACTTCCACCCGTTCTCGTGCGACTTCACCTCGACGACCACGAGCGCGCCGTCGGGGTCGATGCCGATTGCGTCGGGCGTCGCGCGGTGCAGGTCGTTCTCGACCGATGCCCAGAGCGCCCCGTTCGGGGTGAGCGTGACGAAACGTTCGGCGGCTTCGTCGAGCAGCGCGGCCTCTCGAGCGTGCCCGGCCTTCGTGGCCTTGTTGCCGCGGAAGGTCGACCCGTTCATCTTCTGCTCGAGGATGGTTCGGCGAGCCTTGATGCCGGCGCGCGCGATCCGCCACGCGTCGGAGGCCGTGACGCCTTCTCCGCGCTCGAGCATCCAGACGGTGCGAGGTGCGTCGTCGGGCACGACGATGCGAGCCTCGGTGATCTGCGGTGTCATGAGTCCCTCCCGGGAGTGAAGGCGGCGGCGAAGATCGCCAGGCTGATGAAAACGCCGAGGTCCGCCCCGTTCCAGGCGGGCGCGGCGGCGGGGATGCCGCAGGTCACGGCGAGGCCGAGGCCGGTGAGCAGGAGCACCCAGCGCCACGGGGCGAGAGGCCAGAGGCCGACGCGCTCGGGGACGATGGGAACGTCGCTGGTCGCGTTGAGGTGCGTTGTCGCGGGACGGGGCGCGAAGTCCCCTACCATCACGGCCGCGTCGTCGGTATCCTGTGCATGAGGCATTGCGGTGCCTTTCGTTTTCTGATGGGGCGTCCGGTGCAACGGGCGCCCCTCTTCTCGTTGTGCGGTCAGGGTGTGAGGACGCCGGTGCCGAGGCGAATCCGGAGTCGCTCGAGGCCGTGCGGGGTGATGCGGACCTGCGGTGCAGCTGGCTTGAGGTCGCCGGTGTCGCGGTCGCGGTACGGCGGCATCGCCCGGACGGTCAGATACCCGGCGTCGACGATGTGCGCGTAGGGCGTCCACCGCCGCTTCTCCCCGCGGTAGATCCAGCGGAGTTCGCCGAGCTTCTCGAACAGGCGCTGAGGTCCGATCTCGATCCCGGCGCGGGCGAGCATCGGGGCGGCATCCCTGATCGCGTAGTCGGTGCCCGCGTCAGCGATCTCGTCCCACGCGTCAGCCTTCGGCGCGAGAACCTCGATCCGCTCATGCGCCTCCCGGATCACCGCGTTCGCCTCGACCATCGCCCGGGCGAGCAGAGACTCGCGCGTCTCGGGGACGGCGTAGGAGCCGGTGCGGCGGATCGATGGGATGACCTCGTGCGTCACCCACCAGCGGAACCGGCGAGCCTCGGGCTTGTCCGAGCGGATGACGACCTCGTACATTCCGGACTCGGAGACGATCGTGACCGACCGGGTCTGACCGCCGGACCTGATGTCCGTCTGACGGATATCAGCCTCGTCGAGGCGCGCGGCGACGTTGCCAGAGTTCGCGATGCCGAGGACTCCGCAGATGTCGGCGAGCACGAACCACAGTTCGCCATCGATCGAGATCGTGCGAACCTCGCGGTCGGCGTACTGGAAAACTTCAAGCGCGCTCACCGGGCACCCCCTATCGTGTTCAACGTGACTCTCGATTGGAATGCGGTCGCAGCGATCGCCGCTGTCCTCGCTCTAGCGCTCTCCTTGACCGCCCTGATTCGCGGAGAGCGACGCGCTGCGGCGGCCGATGCTCGCGCTACAAAGGAAGAGAAGCGTCGCGATGAGGAGACGGCCCGCGTCGCAACCCTCGAGCGGCAGAGCGCAGCCCAGTTCAAGATCGTCCTGCTCGGCGGCACCTCGTTCGAGGACTTCCCGCTGCTCGGCATCGAGGTCAACGGCACCGAGACCGTGCAAGGACTCGCCATCGACCCAGATAGCATCATGCAGGTCGGAGTGGGCGGCGCGACCATGTGGATGTCAGCGGAACCCGGAGAGATCCTCACCCACTTCTGGTTCCGCACCAGCAACGTGCGGGACTGGCCAAAGACCATTCGACTCACCTTCGATCACCCCTTCCACGGCTCTCGGATTCTGCGAGTTCCGAAGCCGTAGCTCGTTCCTGAAGGTCGTCATCCTCGATCGCCGCGAGTCCTGCCGACATGAGGTGCAGGAAGAATGCGACGAGCACCGCGGCGAGCGCGAAGAGCAGGAGCAGCAGACCCCACGGTGCGAGCACGAACGCACCCCATGCGGCGACCGACCCGATGAGGAAATACGCGAGAGCCACGACCCGCAGCGCGCGGCCGATCCCGCCGGTCACGACTGCTCCCTCGTCGTGACGAGCGTCGAACGCACGTACGCGTCAACATCGGAGCGTGCGTACACGACCGTCTTCGCTGACGGCTTCGCGTAGCGCGGACCCTTACCCGCGTCGCGCATCCGCTGCAGCAGGGTGACTGTCATCCCGGGGATGACCTCGCACACCTGCGACGGTGAGAGCCACTCGGCGGGCGACACCGTGGCTTGGGTTTTCATCGGGGTCACGTTGCTCACGACGCCACCGCCAGGACTTCCCGCGTCGCACGGTTCAGCAGCTCTGTGTAGCTCAGGCCGAGGAACGCCGATGTGATGATCAGTTCCACCGTGTTGAACGGCGTCTCACCGTTCAGGCGGCGCCCCACCGTTCCCTGCGATAGGCCAAGCGCTCCGGCGAGATCGGTCGCAGAAAGCCGCTTCCTTGCCAGCTCGGCGCGAACTTCATCCGCGAGGTTTCGTACAACCTCCGCCGCGCGCTGCTCGACTGCTTGAATTTCCATGCAGTTAACGTCGCATGAAGATCCATGCACTGTCAACTTTCACAGACAACTTGTGCAAAATTCATGCAGCCGACAGAATGGTGCCCGTGTCAGAAATTGAGTTCGCAGAACGGTTCGCCGATGCCCTCGTCTCCGAGATCAAGGCCGAGATGGGGCGACAGTCCCTCTCCTCTCGCGCTCTCGGCCGCCTGATCGGTAAGTCCTCCCAGTACATGTCCGACCGCCTCGACGGCGGAAACGTCAAGACCGGACGCCGCGTCACACTGAACATCTGGGATCTTGCGGCGATCTCGGGCGCGCTCGGTCTCACTGAGGTGGAGCTCATCACCCGCGCTGAAGCCGTCGCCAACGGTAGCGACAACGTGATCACCGGCAAGTTCGGTGTCGGTGCTACCACGGAAGATAGGCGAGCGGTCGCGAAGAAGAAGTCGCGCGACCCCGGAGGGGATGAGGGGGACTTCTGATGCAGTCCAAAATTCTGAAGCTGTACGAGATGCTCGATGCTCTCGGCGTGAGTGTGGAGTTCGTCGACCTCCCGCCTGACGATGACGGCGAGTACGACCACGACACACGCGTGATGAAGATCCAGCATGATCTGCTGTTCCGTCGATACATCAGCACTCTCGCGCACGAAACATGCCATGCCATCTACGGAGACGTGAAGTCGAAGTTCGGCCCCGTGAACGCCAAGCAGGAGCGACGCGCGGACGAGTGGGCGGCCCTGTTCCTGATCGGACTCGACGACTACCGGCGCGAGGAAGCGCGACACGACGGCCACGTCGACGCAATGGCGATCGCGCTAAACGTCACCGTCGATCTGATCGATGCGTTCCGCCGGATCCTGCTTCGCGTCGGAGACATCGTGTACGTCGCCCCGAAGATGGGTACCGGCGAGTTCCACGCCCGCGTCGAGGTCGCGTGATGGCTGGTTCCATCACGGCGTACGAGACCGCCGCAGGTAAGCGCTACAGGGTCCGCTACCGCAAGCCCGACAAGTCCCAGACTGACAAGCGGGGGTTCCGCACGAAGAAGGACGCCGAACTATTTCTCGCATCGGTGACGATCTCTAAGGCCCGCGGCGAGTATCTCGACCCGTCCCAGGCACGCGTCAAGGTGTCCGAGCTCTACGACACCTGGCTCGCCGGCAAGGCAGCTCTGAAGCCATCCGCGTACGCACAGCTGCCGATCGCCTGGCGCCTACATGTCGAGCCGCGATGGGGTGCGCGCGAGGTCGGCGGCATCTTGCCCTCAGAGGTCAAGGCGTGGGTCATCGATCTGACGCAGGATAAGCCGGATGGCACGAAAGGCCGCAGTGCCACGGTCGCACTACGCGCGCTCGGCGTCTTGGCTGGCATCCTCGATACCGCCGTCGATGATCGCCGACTCTCACGCAACCCAGCACGCGGCCTGAAGAACCTCCCCCGGAAGCCGAAGCGCAAAGCCGGACGCGTCTACCTCACACACGACCAGGTGCACCGGCTGGCGGCTGAATCGGCACGCCCTGAGCTCGTGCTAACCCTCGCGTATACCGGGTTGCGTTGGGGCGAGGCGGCCGCGCTGCGAGTCCGAAACGTGAACCTGCTACGCCACCGCCTGCACGTCGAAGAGAACGCCGTACAGGTCGACGGAGTGATCCGCGTCGGCACTCCCAAGACCTGGCAGCTTCGCTCCGTCCCATTCCCGAAGTTCATTGCTCCCATGCTCGAGCGCTGCGCGCGCGGCAAGGGTCCAGACGATCTCCTATTCGGCGACGGCAAGGTGTACCTGCGGCCGCCGCGGTTCGGGAATGGCTGGCTTGACGGTGCGATCTCCCGACTGCAGGCATCTGACGAGAACTTCCCCAGGATCACAGCGCACGACCTTCGGCACACCGCCGCGTCGCTCGCCGTCGCCGCTGGCGCGAACATCAAAGCGCTGCAGCGGATGCTCGGCCATGAGTCCGCGAGCATCACACTCGACGTCTATGCAGACCTCTTCGATGACGATCTCGACGCCGTCGCCGAGCGCCTCGGCAAAGCCGCGAAGAAACAGAGTGTGGGCAAAACGTGGGCAGCACTGCTGGCCTAG